CAGATATATAAAAATTAATACTATTATTTTCAGTATTTTCAGTATTATCTATAATAAATAATCCTGTTAACTCACTAATGGATTTTAACATTATTTTCCATTGTAAAACGAGCATTTCGATAGTTAGTTGAGTGGTGTTTATATTAGTTCCTGATGATGGTCCAGTTGTTATAACACCCGTTGTTAAATCGGCTTGTGGGATAGGAATGGTATTGATCATCATCTCGACAATATCCGTTACTTGTTTATCGCTAGAAAATGCGTTTTTTAATTCTGTTAATACTGTTTTCATGTACTCAAATTTTTCTTCTACATTAACGGTCACCTTTGTATATCCATTTTCATTTAAAAATTGTCTATAACTTTCTAAGTTGTCATCAGTAATGACCTGGTTAGTGCAAGTTAATTCAATAATAGCACCATCTTCAAAACTAGCAACTAATCCTGATGGTCCTGATGGTTCTCTAACTTCTTGAGTATTCGGAGTACTCATATATATATATATAATAAAATAGAAATATTTATAATATTTATAATTATTATAATATTTAAAAATATAAATTTATTAATTATAATGATACTTGTTCCAGGTTGGACTATTGGACTTTTTGAAATCTTAATATTTTTTATTACAAGTTTTGGAATTAAACATTTTTTTACAACGTTAAATCGGTTAAATAATATAGTATACTATTGGTTATCTATGACTATTTTAACTGGTATTTGGGAATTTACATACCTTACAACATATAGTTCTATTGTTGATACAGCAGATCAATTAATTTTAAATAGTACCCATGTTTGGACGATTGAGTATGACTTGTCTTATATTTTTCCTTGGAAATTATCACATATTTTTTATGCAGAATATGGTGCATGGGCAGATAGAGAATATATGTCATTAAATGATAATTGGAGTCATAGTGTGGAAGGAACACATTTGGTATTTTGCGCAGTATTTTCTTTTTTTGGATTATTATCTGGATTTGAGAGAAAAACTATAAAATCGTTAATTGTTGTTGGGATGGCAATGGCGTTTCAATTAATGAATAGTATTATGTATATGATAGAATATGGTATTCAGTGTAATAGTATACATAGTCCAAATTATTATAATAATACTGAATTTCCTTTGGGAATTGCAATGTCAGAAAGACCGTTTATGTATGTCAATGTTTTTTGGTTAATTATGCCAACATATATTATTTTTTATGAAATTTTTAATCAAACTATTATTAAAATGAATAGATATAATAGTGATAAAATAGAAATAGTAGATAATGAAACCACTAGTATAATAAAAGCACCACCTTATAATGATACTTTTAATGAAATAACTAATATTCAATATATTATTCCACCAGATTATGATTATAAAGAAGAATAATTTAAATATAATTAATTTATAATTAATTTATAATTAATTTATAATTAATTATAATGCCTGGATTTTTATCAAGATTTAGTTTAAGAAAAAATAAAAATAAACATACTTTATTAAATGAAATAATAAATGATGATAATAGTGAATATAATTTTAGAAATGAATTATTAAAATGCGATAATAATACCGAAATGTTTTCACTAGAAGGACAATATAAATTATGTAAAGTTGTTGATGTTTATGATGGGGATACAATAAAAGTTGTTTTTGATTTAAATGGTTCTTTATATAGATGGACTATTAGAATGATTGGATATGATTCTCCTGAAATGAGAGTATCTGTAAATAATCCAGCTCGTGATATGATAAAACAACTTGCAATTGAATCAAGAGACTTTTTAAAAAGTTTAATACAAAATAAAGACCAACTTGTTTATATTAAATGTGATGGATTTGATAAGTATGGTAGATTATTAGGGATAATTTACATAAATGAAAAAGACGACGTTAGTGTTAATAAATTAATGGTTGATAATCACAAAGGTGTTATATATGATGGTGGTAAAAAATAATTATATATATTTAATTAATATAATATAATATATATACATGGATTTTAAAAAAGAATATTTAATATATAAAAAAAAATATTATTTGTTACAATTTTTAGCTAAACAACAAATTGGGGGTAATCGACTCTTGTATGATGCTTTTACAGAACCAACATCTGATTTACAGGATGATTCTGTTTTCGGAGATCATTCTACAATAAAAGTAAACATAGATGGTAAACCATTATTATTTATTACTTGTGCCGAATTATTACATAATAACAAAGGGTTTGAAAATTTAAAAAAAGACGGTAAACAATTATTTAATAATGTTAATTTAAAATTTATAAATAAATTGGATAATGAATTAAAACAAATATCTGTTGATTGTATTAATATGTTTGCACCCGAACCACCCGAACCACCCGAACCTGGTGATGAAACTACCGACCAAGATGATACAAATCCTTTATTAATAGAACCCCTAGACACCACCGATCAATTTATTTTTACAAAGAAAATTACATCTAGTGATTTACTGAATTTACATAAAGACGAAGAATTTATATATGGGCCTAAATTTAACCCAAGTCAGTTAAAAGGGGAGGACACGGCTCCGGAGAAGAAACGAGAAACAATTAAGAGGTTTTTCATCTATGTAAGAAATAAATTTTTAGAGAAAATTACACAAAAAATAAAAGATTATAAAGAACCTATTTCAAGAGGATCTTTATTATGGAAGGCTGTTTATGGTTCCGTTCGCAGTAATGAATGGAAGGAAAATTGTAATACAATACCATTGCTAGAAGCGATTAGAGATAATATAACCTCTAATGATATTGATAAGTTAATGACAATGGATGCAGATACTTCCCCTATTTTTAATAGTAAAAACGGTATGTTTAAAATGGTAGGTGAAACAACCAATGGAAGAAGTTATTATTTACTACAAATTTTTGGTGCTTTAATAAATACACAACCATTTGGTGGATTTAATTTAACTAAAGACTTAGCAGACCGTTATAAAACTAGAGATAATTTTATAAATGAAATTTCAAGATTATCAAATACATATGAGTTGTATGGGGTTGACGGAACAAAAGAAGTTAATAAAGCATTACTTGAATTAAATCCGGAAACACCACTAATTCAAGACGATAATAACGAGGCGGACAGTTATGCTGTTCATGGAAAAAGTACAGGTGGTGATGAAGTATTTACAGCTATTGGTAAGATACTTAAAACTAAAAATTTTTGTTTTTCTGATACAAATAATACTAAAAGTAAAATGGGAAATAAAATGGAAAGTAGTATATTAGAATACCATAAAACCAAATTAATAGAATGTGGTAATTTACCTCCTGGTAAATACTATTTAGTTATGTCACAAATTCACATAACTAAATCAAGAACGGGTGGACCAATTTTTAATACGCAAATTTATAAATCAGAACCAAATCCTGTTACTGAAAGAGACGGTATGATTGGTGTATTTAAAGATAGTATTCCTGAAATTGAGCCACATTTAGAAATGATAGAATTTGAAATAAAAATATAATATTTAATTATATACATAATATATCCCTTGTAAAAAACTATCTGCCATATCATCTTTTTTCTTATAAGAATTAAAATGATCTAGCCATTTTTCTTTAACCTCTTTATTGGAAGATATTAATTCGGCACAATATTTAATACCAAGCGCTTTTGTTAATTTGTATGTTTTTGCTTCTTGTCCTTTTAACTTTACTAATTTTTGTGAATCACCATCACTTGCCAGTTTTAATTTATTACTCGGACACATATATTTAACTAAATTTATTTCACTTTTCGTTATCTCCTTATCTACAATACCGCGTATTAAATAAAAATCATATATAGTAGAAGATATTGATTTCATTCTTGGGTTTTTTAGCGATGGTTGATTTTCAATGAGTACCTGCGTTGCTGTTAAAAGTAATGGTTTGTCATCCAATGTTCTAATTAATTTCAACCGTAGTTCATCTAAATTAATATCTCTGACAGCCTGTTTTTTGTATATTTTTAATTCTAATGATTTTTCTAATTTTTTGTATTCTGATTTTGCATGTGTACTACAATAATAATGCACATCATCGCCTTTAGGAAATGTGTATATTATCATTTTCTCACATTGTTTTTTACCAACGAATTGACAATTAGTACTACCCTTTACCGGAATACAATAATCATCAAAACTAGCAGGCGATGTATTAATATTTTTCATATGATTTTTACAAGTATAAATTATATCTTTACCTACAATTTGTTGCATCAAAGATGGGTTAGCCCCACATTGAAAACACTTTATTTTTTCTCTATCAGTTAAATTAATAATAGCCCAATCAATAATTTTCCATACTGGATTAGATTTATCTGAATTATCATATTCAATCAAACAATAGGATAAATTTATAATACCAACATCCCAAGACAAAAGTCTCATAATATATTATTATTAAAAGTATTTTTTAAATAATAAATCTAATTTTAATAAAAGAGATATGCACATAAATAATTTTCCAATAGAAATATTAGAAAAAATATTTACATATATTAATTATGATACACAGTTAGAATTAGTTTGTAGTTTATGGAATAACATATGTATTCAAAAATTTATGATTAAATATAGAATATCTTGTAAATGCCATTTAAACCCGTATTCAAAAAATAAATGTAAATCATATTATCATGAATGTATTTGTATGATAACTCCAAATCATACCTTAATATGTATAGCAAAAAATCATCAATGTGTTTGTAATTTAATTTCAATAATAAATAGTAATATTTTAAGTCCAAACTATATCACTAATTGTAAAAGTAAAAATCACCCGTGTGTGTGCCATCTAGGTGTTCATTTTAGATTAAATTGTAATTATAAACATTATCTATAAAAAATTGATTAATAATATATAAAATAATAATTTTATATATTATAATGACATATCTAGATATTATAATTGGACCAATGTTCGCAGGAAAATCAACCGAACTAATAAAAAGAATTAGACAACTAGCTGTATTAAATAAAAAATATATATCGATTAAACCAATTATTGATAAAAGATATTCTGAAAAACAAATAGTGTCGCATAATAATGACCGAATATTATGCTCTAGTTTTGATACAATTAATGAATTTATGACACAAATTAATGTTAATAATTATGATACTATTTTTATTGAAGAAGCTCAATTTTTCCCTGATTTAAAAGATGGGATTTTGATATTAGTAGAAAATTGTAATTGTAATGTTGTAATAGTAGGATTAGATGGAGATTCAAATAGAAATAAATTTGGTCAAATACTAGATTTAATTCCTTACTGCGATACTTGCACTAAAATTTCAGCATTATGTAAAAAATGTAATGATGGTACTCCTGCTATTTTTTCACATAGAAATAATAACAGTAAAAAACAAATAGAAGTAGGTGTTGCTGATTATGATGCGCTTTGTAGAAAACATTATTTAGAATTAAATAAATAATTTTATTTTGATATTTTTTTTAAATATTCTTTTTTATTTGAATTAATTGTTCTTTTTCCATATATTACTATTTTCTTTGGATTATGAACAATTCTTTGAATTTTTTTAACTTTAACGGGGGAATACATTATTATTAAAATTGATAAAATAATTTATTGATTATATATATATATA